GGGTGATTTATTTATTTAGAGAAGGGTCTGATCCAGTATACTATGATGGTACAACTTGTGACGAAGTATCTGCACACGCAGACTATAGCGGCACGGTTCCTTCTGGTGATATTGTTCAGTCTGGCTTTGGTAGACTCTGGGTTGCCAAAACGTCAAGCGATAACACCACGGTATATTGGTCAGACCTACTCACTGGATTCAAGTGGGACACTGGTAGTTCTGGCTCTATTGACGTATCCAAAGTATGGCCCAACGGTAATGATGAGATAACAGCACTTAAGGTGCATAACAACTTCCTCATCATCTTTGGTAAAACACAAATCCTTGTGTACAGCGGTGCTGATGATCCTGCAACAATGCAACTATCAGACACTGTTGTTGGTGTGGGTTGTATTGCTCGTGACAGTGTTCAGGTAACAGGTAAGGATGTTATTTTCTTGTCTGATGATGGCTTGCAGAGCTTAGGACGTACTATTCAAGAGAAGTCTGCACCAATGCGTGACATCTCTAAAAATGTGCGTACAGAGATGATGAGTTTTGTTTCATCAGAAACAGGACGTATTTATTCTGTGTATTCTCCTGAAGAAGCATTTTATTTGTTGCATCTGGAAAACGCAGGTGAGACATATTGTTTTGATATGCGTAGCCCGTTAGAAGACGGCAGTGCTCGTGTTACTAAGTGGGATTCAATTACCCCTCAGGCTCTCTGTAGGCTCCGTGACGGGACGTTATTGATTGGTAAGGGTCTAGGTATTGCTGAGTACGATGGATTTGATGACAACGGCTCTACGTACATCATGTCGTACTTTACCAACTACATTGACTTTGGTGCTCCATCTAACCTGAAGCTACTGAAGAACCTCAAGGTAACAATTATTGGCGGTAGTGACACTCAGGCAACACTTAACTGGGGCTACGACTACTCATACGCATACCGTAAGAAAACTTTTACACTCGCTGAACAGATCATTGCAGAATACAACATTGCAGAATATAACATCGGTGAGTTTAACGCAGGTGTCTTGGTAAACCGTCCACAGGTACAGGCTTCAGGTGGAGGTCAAGTAGTGCAACTTGGTATTGAATCAGAAATTAATGGGTCTGCTGTCTCTATTCAGCGCATGACCGCACAGGCTATCGTAGGAAGGACTATCTAATGTCAAACTATACTAAGACAACCAACTTTGCTGTCAAGGATAACTTGGCATCTGGTAACCCGGCAAAGATTATTAAAGGCACAGAGATTGATGCCGAATACAACAATATTGCAACCGCAGTAGCAACTAAGTCAGACGTAGCATCACCTACATTCACAGGTACTGTAACTGTCCCAACGCTATCTGTCACTGGTACTGCAACGATTGGTACTATTGATGGAGGTACATACTAATGGCTATTAATTTACCAAACTTGCTGTCTGGGTTAGGACAAGCAGGTGCGGCGTATGCTCCGTATGCATTGTCTCAAAATGAGATTGATTTACTGACACAGTATGCGGCTGATGTTCCTGCTTTAGCTAGTGGTATTGCAGAAACTGCGGCAGGTGCGGCAGAGTTTGTTCCCTTTAGTGTTAAAACTGCTACTGGGGCAGGTACAACAATTGGTGCAGGTGCTACAGGACAACCTGAGCTACAGTATACACTTTCTCCAGAAGAGCAAGCAATTCAATCAGGATTGTTGTCAGGTGCTCAAGGTATGGTTGGTCAAGCACCAGTTACTGCTGAGAGTTTGTATGGTCAGATTCGTGGAATACAGACACCTGAAGAAGAGCGTCAGCGTCTTGCATTAGAGAATCGTTTAGCATCTCAAGGACGCTTAGGTGTTCAAACAGCGGCTTATGGCGGTACTCCAGAGCAACTAGCGTATCAGAAAGCTATACAAGAAGCACAGAATCAAGCGGCTTTCCAAGCAACGCAAATGGCTCCACAGCTACAGCAACAACAACTTGCTAACTTAACAGGTATGTTAGGTGCGGCTTACATTCCACAACAACAAGCAATGGCAGGATTGATGCCGGGTATTGACATCTCTCGTATTGCTCAGGCGGCTCGTCAGGGTGAAGCAGAAGCTCTCTATCGTGGTGGTATTGCAGGACTTGAAGCACAAGCGGCAGGAGCAACTGCGGCGGCCAACGTGGAAGCGGCACGTACACAAGCACTAGCAAACGCATTGTCAGGTATGTTTGCTAAACCAGATGGTGCAGGAGCTACGTCAGCGGGACAGGACTTCTTTAGTGCTTTGTTTGGCTCATCTGGGCCAACAAGTATAGCAGATACAGTTAATGCCAGTTTTGCTCCGGGTTACTCTTATGCAGAAATGGTTGAAGATGCGGCAGGGGGTTACTTATAATGGCACAACAATCAATGTTGATGGGGCTACTTAAGACTCCTTCACAGGTTCGTCAAGAACAACAAGAGAAACTCGCACAAGATGCTTATGCACGTAGTCAACAAATGATTACTGGTGGAGGCACTACAGCACTACCCGGTATTCTTTCCCGTTATGGTGCTCAGGCGGCACAGCGTGGAGCTATGGCAGGTGCAGGGTTGCTTAGGGGTGTCACAGGTGGCTTAGGACAGGCTGTTGGTGGTGACATGGGACAGCGTATTGCTGACTTAGGTGTTCCTGCGGCAGAACGTCAGGCTCGTGCAGGGCAAGAAGCCGTTGCAGGTATTAATTATTCCGATCCCGACTCTATGAAAAGAGCCGCCACAAAACTACAAGCGATTAATCCTCAAGCGGCGGCTCAGTTATTTCAACAAGCACTTTTAGTTGAAAAAACTCAAGCAGAAACTGAAGCGGCTAGACGTAAAGGTATTAAAGCACCTACGTTTAAAGAAATTAAAGAAGGCAATGAGATTGTTACTTATCGTTTAGACCCTAATGGCACTAGAACTGAAGTTGCTAGATCTCCTCGTTTTGAAGCTAAAGCTCCAACTACTCGTACTCGCATAGATAACGATCAAAAAGTTGTTGAGCAGTGGGATGCAGAAAAGCAACAGTGGGTAGAACAATCTAGAGGCCCACGTTATGAGCCTACTAATGCGGGAGAAATTGCCGCCGCTGTATACAAAGGAAGTCAAGAACAAATTGTTGATAAAGAGGCAATGAAGTATTATATTGACTCTTATGCTAAAAATAACCAAGCGGTTGAATCTGCTCGTAAGACATTTGTAACAACAAAACAAATGCGTCAGCTTGCAGACTCAGGTATTATTACAGGATCATTAGCTGAGGTTGCACTACCTGCGGCTAAGTTATTAGTTCAGATAGGTGCAATTGACTCAGAAACTGTTGAGAACACAGAACAGTTTATTAAGACTGCCGCTAGACAAACTGTTGCTTTGTTGGCATCAGGTGTTTTTGGTACTGCTCAATCAATTACCGATAATGACCGTAAGTTTGCTGAGGGTATGGCCGGAGGCGATATTACATTAACTGCTGACACTATTCGTACTTTAATTGACATGAATGAATACTATGCTACATTGGCCTTTGAGCAACAACAACGAGGAGTCGCTCAAGCTCGTCAAGCGTTCCCAGATAGCGAAAGAGTTAAAAATGTCTTTAACCCAATGTACTATGATGGGCAACAATTTGTTGTTCCAGTAGAAGGCGGCGGAACAACAACAGTTCAATGGAATGAGTCTATTCAGAAATTTGAGGATATTTAACGATGGCTACATATGACACGTTACCAGAAGGGGCAATGCCGTTACCTAGAGGATCGGTTAGTAATATAATAGACCAGTCCCGTACAGATATGCCGTTAAATTTACCTCAGGGTGCTGTTCCTGTTCCTTTTACACCACCTACGGCTCCTGTAGCAACCCCAAGCACTACTCCCGGATTTTTAGAGCGTTCTGGAGAACTACTAAAGCCACGTTTTGAACGTGGTGAGCGTATGCGTGAAGCGTACATGAGTGACGTTATTGACGCTCCTGAATATTACGCCAGTCGAGTAACAAACTCAATGGGAGCGTTTTTTGATGTAGCGGGTGAAGGATTATTAACTGTCTTATCTGCGATTACTCCAGACCGTTGGGAAAGATTATTTAAAGAAAATCTTGCGGCAGGTGGGACTGCCTTAATGGATACGGATCAAGCCAAACAGTTGATTGAAATGTGGGATGGGTTTGACCAACTAACTAAAGATCGTATTGCTAATGTGGCAGACAGTGCGGCAGGGGCAGGTCAGTTTTTCAAGTCTCCCACCTCTATTGCAGGAGAAAAACTTTCTGCTAGTGCAATTAAATCAGATAAAAAAGGACTCGCATCTAAAGTTTTAGATCAAACAACAGACGCCAAACAAAGCCGTGGCAAAGAACTTGGTAGAGAACCCTCCAAACAATTTCAAACAAACTTTGATGAAGATATATTAAATACTGTTGTTAGTCTGCCCGGAGTAACTGGGAAAACAAAACTTCCTAAACTACTACAAAAAATGAACCAAGCAGAAGGTCATTTAAATACTCAAATTACAAAAGCGTTAGTGAAGAGTAACCAAGTAATTCCAGTTCAAACTATTGATAAAGCAATTCAAGAAAAAATAAAAAAGTTAATTATTGATAAACCAG